AATAAACCACGTTCATCAGTGAACGCAGCAATATCAATAACAGCTTGCTCAAGTGAAGTTTCATTCAAGTCAGCGTCAGTTGCAGGGCGGTTAGCGTTACTAGTGCCCTCAACAGTTGGGTGCGCTGTGCTAAACAAAGTAACGCCATCACCTGAGTTAAAGGTGGTGAAGCCTGTGTTCAACAAAGAAGCAGCCTTTGTTTGCTTTGTGTATGCCATACCGCGAGCAAGAGCTTTGGTATAACGAGCAGAAAGCGAATCATACAGATTGTCTTCCATAGCCTCTTCTGTGATAGAAAAGCCCATTGCGACTGTCTCATGATTGTAACGCGCAGTGAATGATTCCTGTGCGTTGTCATAAGAAATTGAAGCACCTTCTGCTTTCACAGGGGCGGCTCCAAAACCTGATAATTTAACTTCCTCTTCAAAGCTACGCTCTGAAGTTTCAGTTTCATAGATCTCAGAATGTTCGTCTTCGTACTTTCCGTACTCCAAACCAAACAATGCATTCAGACCCGGTAACAGCTCTTTAAGGAGCTGGGCGCGTGAAATAGCCATGATTTAACCTCCTTATAAGCCTACGTTATTGGTCATCTGGTGAGCGCCCGGATTGAACTTTACAAGTACATCTGGGAACGCATCAGCAGCATCTGACACATGTGAAACAACACGGAACGCCGCTGCGGCAGTCTTCACCGTAGCGTCCAATGCAGATGTAGAGTTACCTGTCGTGGTATTACCAGTTGAGGTAGACTGCGCTGCTGCAAAGAACGTGTTTGCACCAATGTCAGATTGATCCATCGCACCATCGGCTTGTACTTGAAACAGTACGTTTGGATCGTCAACAACATAGGCTTTGATAGCATCACCATTGGACGTACCAGATGGGTAATACTGAGCCTGAACCAATTGGCCCGAGGAGTTGACATATTCACAACCAACGAACACACCAAGAGAACCTGTTAAGGTTGTACCTGTTGGGAACGCATTTGTGGTTCCATCGGCACCTGTCGCTGTTGACAGGGCGATATAGCCATCGGCTCCGATGTGAACAACTTGCCCGTAGAACAGGTTAGTCGCTTCACCAGCGGGGTCGATGAGATACTGGGACGTTGCCCCAGCATATGGCATTCCGTCTGCACGTTTGACAGGACGTAGGCCATAGGGAGCTGCTGTAGTAGCCATCTCTCTTACTCCTAATTTAAGTTAGACAAGCTCCCCCTTCAGGTTACTTGCCGAATGATGATCGCGTTGACCGTTCTGGGTCTAGTACGGGCATACGCGGGTCTGAATTGCGCAAGTAGCTATTGTCCACAGCACTCATCTGGTTTTGAGCCTGATCGAGCTGGGCTTCACGGCGAGCTTGCACATTTTCGGTTGAGTTCTGACAAAGCAGTAATCCACCGACCTCTATGTTGTCTGTAAATCGAGACTCGATATCAGACACAACTTGAAGGTTTGGATGATCTTCTGAACGAACGGGTGTCCATCCCTCACGAAATTTAGAAGAGACGTTGGTGTTATCATTTTTCCCAAGAGTAGCGGTGCGAATCCAGCGGTACTCAATACCGGGTCTGGGTTCGGGGGTTGGTAACATTGACGGTCTCTGCCATGACACCTTGCGTTGACCCGACTCGCGGGTCTCTGTAGTGCGTGAGTTCCTATTCGACATTATTTCATTTCCTTCATCAATTGCGCCGCATATTGTTCATTTGACAGACCAAGTCTCTTGGCGAGAGAAACCTGCGTTGAGGTCAGTTGCACTTTGCGTGGTCTTTTTCCACTGCGAGCAGCGGGGGCGACTACGTTACCCGCTTGGCGTTGAGGTGCAGATTCCTCAATAATCTCATCGCCAAACTTATCTGGAAACACACGGCGAACCGCAGTGTCTAACTCATTGTAGTATTCTTCCGTTCTTGGATCAATACCGCTTTTCACGAGCTTCTCATGAAGACCGTAAGCATACCCTGTCATTTCAGGGTCTTTCTCAAACCACTCGTTCCTGCTGGCCCACTCCATAGCACGCTTATCAGGCTTAGGTGGCTGTGCTGCTGGTGCCTGATATTGTGGTTCAGGTGCTTTCTGTTGGACTGGTTGAGGCTTGTAGTTATCGTAACGAACTTTTTCGTTCTGGAGGACGTTAAGCTGCTCTTGAGCAGCAAGTAATGCGTCAGGGTCACCTGCTTCGTAGGCAACTTTGAAAGCGGCTTTAGCCTTATCTAGCTCTGCACTTACGCGCCCCTTAGCTTGATTGACGAGAACGCCTTCACCTTCTGAAAGCGTCTTGCGTAGCTGTTCGTTCTCAGCCTTTACCTGTTGAGCAAACCGTAAGGCTTCTTCTTGCAATCGAGCAGATTCTTCTTTTGCTCGACGCTCTTCGTGGTATTCAAACTTTAACTGCTTGATACGTTTCTGAACGCCTTCACTGTACTTCTCAACCTCATCGTCATCTGGGACATTAGGTTGAGCGTTTTCGGCGCGACGAGGTTTGCCTTTATCTTCTTCTGGCGTATCGTCTATAACCTCGATTTCAAATCCGTCATCACTGTCAGACTCTTCTGGCTGTGAGTTGGCTAGGGCTTCAGCGACTGTTTCGTCTTGAAACTCTGTTTGTTCTGCTAATTGATTCATGCTCTTGCGTACCCCCGTGGATCATCGACAACTGCTTCAACAGTGTCATCATTGATTAAACGAAACTCTTTCCCATAAACCTTGAATCGAGTGCCAGAATACGAACGGAAGATTACGAAATCCCCCTTCTTGCAGTACGGTCCATGTGGAAACTTAGATTCATCCGCGTAGGCATCAGCGCCTAGCTCCATGACAAAACCAATAATAGATGCAGTCTCTTCTGCGGAACGCATTCCGTCAGGCATTATGACCCCACCTTCGGTCTTCTCACTTGTTTCGGGTACACCAATAAGGATTTTGTATCCTTGTGGTTGTGGTAGTTTAGAGGCCACCTTTTCCTCTGTCTTCTTATTCCCTGTATACATATCTCTTCCTTGCAGTGATTAAAGGTTCACAGATACCCTGCGCAGTTGCCTGCGTAGTTCTCCCAAGTGTACGGTACACTAGAACATGTTATGTTTCAACATACCGCGTCTCAATATCTTTCAGGTCATCTCTGATAAACCTCAAAGCCTCTATTCGTCCCACCATTCGGTTATAGAGTTCCATACTATCCGCCGCGCCAGACGCGAGATACGTTTTTAGTTCGTCCTCGTACCCGTCTAGTTTACGACCCACCAGCGTAAATACGTTATCGTCCATCTCCCTTAGCAAGCTCCTTTGCTATTTCAATACCTAGTTTAGCGCCTTCTGCTTGATCTTTGCGCTGTGCGTCATCCAGATCAGTGGCAAGTTTAACACCCAAACGTGCGCCCTCTCTCTGATTCTCAGAAGAAATTCGCTCTGCATCAAGCTGCAGTTTTGCGGTATCCATCTGAATCTTATGCTGCAATTCTTGTTGTTTCATTTGCAGTTCCATCTGCTGCATCTGAACAACTGGGTCTTGCTGCTGTTGTTGTATCTGCTTCTGCTGCGCTTCCATCTGATCTTTTTGAAGTAGCTTCTCAGCGGCATCCTTAGCGAGCCTAGAGATTTGAACCTCTACGTCTTCTGGTAGGGGCTGATCTTCATTTGGCATTTCAACGCCTAGCATCTTCTCAATCTCACGGCGATACTGGAACGCAACGTGTTCCGTGATGTGAGCAGCCATGGCTTGACCAATTGCTTGAGCAAACGGGGACTGACCAACCATTTCCCGCATTTTTGGGTCTTGCATTGCTGCCATATGAACAGCGATGTGTGCCTCGTGGTCTTGATACTTGAATGCTTTGACAGGCTCTTGTTTCAGAAGCATCATATTTTCTGTAACAGGATCAGAGGGTTTGATGTCATCTGGCAACTTAATAATGTCTGAAGCGTCCTGAATACCTAGAACCTCAAGCATCTGGCGGTGCAGCTTGCCTAAGTCGTATAGCTGTGGAGCCTGTTGAGACAACTGAAGAGCTGCCTGATACTGCATGATCCGCTGGGACATTGTCGCAGCATTGGGGTCAGACACAGGTATAACGTCCACACGAGAGTCAAAGTCTTCTTGGCGATTAAAGTCACCATCCATCTCGTAGGCATACTCTGACGGCATGTAGTCACGGATAATGCTAGACAAGAGGCGAAGCTCTTTCTTCATAGCTGCGTGCATACGCGCCTGAACACCAGACATAACTTTCATGGAGCGTTCCATCAAAGCGAGAGTTGTACCCACAGGTGCCTGTGCGTTCATATCACCTACTTGAATGTCCGCAACTGAACCAATGCGTCTTCCCTCTTCGACAATGTTGCCCAGTAACGAGTAGAGTACAGACGATGGCTCTTTGTAAGGGATGAACGTAATCGAATCCCGTATAGCACCGCCCGGTACATCAACGTCCCTGAACTCACCCGGCATAAGAGGACTGTCGTCCCCTTTAATACGCATTCCCCTAGCTTTAAGGCCAGCAGGCAAGTTTGATAGTGTACCAGCATCAATAAGCTGCCGAAGAATAGAAGTAGCAGACTTGGCGAGACCACCGATGAGATGAATAAGGCCCGTACCATAGAAACCCAGTCCCGGCAGATACTTGTAATGGACAAAATGTGCGCGTTTCTTTTTCTTACGGTCATCCTCGTACCAATTCCTTCTAATAGATAAAATTTCACGGGAGGACTTATCAATAGTAACGATATATGGGCGTGCGATCCCATCTGGATCATCAAACTCTTCTGGCATGTTCATAGTAACGTGCATTTCTAGAATCGTGTGGCGATCATCATCCTCTATGACGGCGCTCTCCCCATCTAACTCGTCATATTTTTCTTGTATGTCTGAGAAATCTGGCTCTGGGTCAGGCAGGTCAACATCTTTGTAGAACCCTGCTACCTGTAACTCTAAGATTTCATTAGATGTTTTCTTCATTATGTGCGTATATCGTGGGCAGGTCATCAAATCTGATGCCCCGTAAGACGCTACAAAGTCCTCTGCTGGGACAAACATAGACGCCGGACGCTCCATAATTGGGTCATAGTAGACCTTCTTAAATGCGGAACCCGCGAGTGGGAGCTTGAACAGCATCTGCTCCGTCTCGTCGCGGTACTCAGTCATCTCCTCTGTGAGGAGGTAATTCATCTCTGTCTGGATACGATCCGCTTGATCTAGCTTTTCAGGGGTCATTTTACCCATGATCTTAGTGCGGCACGGCCCAGATGCAGGAAAAAGCTCCCCCATAGCCTGTGCTTGGAAGCGTACAACGGCCTCAGTTAGTACCGGATGGAACACACCAGACGCGCCTTGCCACGGTTGGCTACGGTCTTCGATCTTCATACCTAGCAAATCCAAGCCCTTGACGTAGGCTCTTGCCCAATCACGGCGAGATTCACGATCAGATTCAAAATCCCCCACAAGTTCTGACGCCATAGACTCCAGAACACCATCTTCAATTACTTCTGCGAGGTTTTCGTCGTGGCTCCCACCCATAATTTCGTCGGAGATAGTACCTTCAAAATCAATAATAACCCCACCATCACCCGTATCAATGGACACCGCTTCAGGGTTTACGATCTCTACTTCGATCTCTTCCGCGCCTGTGCCTTCGATGTCTAAATTTGAGGGTTCTATCTGTCTCTCGACGGCCATTACAGTCTCCTAACTGTGTACATATTGAAACAATAGCAGATTATACTGCCATTCGTCTAGTGGCGAGGCGGACCATTGGGTGGGGACGCCCACCTCGCCGTGAAACGCATTTGGGAGGTACGCGCTTCAAATCACACTATAGCATAAAAAACATAGCTATAAAGACCCCTAGTTGAATCGAGGAATTGTTTTGTGTATAGTAGGGGTTGAGCAGCGAGGTTAGCTATGGAAGTTTCTATACCAATGATTTGGGATATTGTACTGGTGCTTATCATAGCTCCGTTGGCTTGGTGGTTTAGTCAACTCAACAACGAAGTAAAAAGACTTAACATTCTCCTTAACATGACCCGTGAAAACTACATGAAGCGGGAAGATCATCAATCAGAACTCAATCGAGTCGTAGATCACCTACTTCGCCTAGAAGGCAAGATCGACAAACTGGCGGAAAAGCACTAATAATACTCTCTGCGGTGCTGATAAGTTGGTTCATCATCCATTTCATCAGTCGGAAGACGGATAAATCCACCCTGCCTGAACCGCAAAAGCGCCATAACCGTGGAGTCAACAAGGTCATCGTTCGACATAAACGGAAATCCCGCCACTTCTTCTACTAGCTCGTCCGCCCAACGGGTGGCTGGCACCCATACAAGCCCCGATGCAATAATATCTGCCACAGAATTAAGCCTTGCGAGCTTGTCCCCGGTGCCTCTGTGGGGAGTATACTCCTGCACAGGCAGGCCCATACGCCTCATTTCTTGGTAGAGCGCCGTTCCAGAGGACTTTTTCTCCACAATAAACGAGT